CAGCATATACCTCAATGACTCCATTATCGATGGGCCACTCGCCATCCTTAATATAATCCGAGGTTCCGCCCACCTGCTGATCGGCAATGTGGAAAGCGCCAATAGGTTCCGCTTCGAGCGATGCCAGTGCGATACGCGCCAGTTCACGCAGGTTTTCGCTATACGGTGACGTGTTATCACGATTGATTACGTGGTTAGCCGTATCAATTAAAATCTGTTTTTGCTGTTCTCTGGTGATAGTGGTCATGGGTTAGCCCTCAGTATGCAAAATCGCAGGTAAAGTGATTGCCACACTCTTGACATTCAACTTGATAGTCTTTCTCGTTTTCCAGTGCCACACAGAATGTGCCATCGATGACGTTGTCATCTTGAGTAAGGTCCATTATCTCGCCGCAACCCGGACATTCGACAATCAGTGATACACACCATGAAGCTTCTACGTTAGCCATCTCACTCCCCCTTAACCTTGATGCCAGCGGCGGCCAGCCATTTGGTGAAAATGTTCTGACAGTCGATATACCCTTTCGCGTAGTCATCAGTAGCGCCGTAGTGGCACAACTGAAAATCGTCGTACAGTTTCACGGTGACGGTCCGCGCCTCCAGTTCTGCTATGCGCTTACTTCCATCAGCAATAACGCCCTCGTAATACTCACGCTGTTCAGCAATACGCTTCTCTGCGGCTTCCAGCTTCTTGTAGAGAGCATCCCAGCTTGTCGAGTTGTCAAGAACCAGCTTTGTAACTCGCTCTTCGCGTGATTTGTAATGCTCCAGCTCATCCAGCAGCGCCAGCACATCCGGGTCGCTAACATCGACGACAGTGACGCGAGACTGTTCATAATGGTCATCTGCGATACTGCGGCCATCTGCGTAGTGGCAACCTTTATCGTCATATGTCGCGCCCGTGCAGCCATAGGTAATTCGACTGGCAGACATGCGCTGTATTGTCATTTCTTTGCCGCAAATGTGGCATTCAGGTGCAGGTTTTGGTGAATAGCGCTCACGCAGCGCCTGTCTGTCGATGTTGCTCATTTGGCTGTCTCCGGTGGATAACAAATATCGTCGAAATATTTTTCTGCAACGCGCATGTTGAAGTGATCGAGATTCATCTCCTTCACCTGGAGTTTTGCCCCAACAATGCCTGTGCATCGATTGACGTAATCCCGGTTTTCTGGGGATTCCGCTACCCACTCCATAAGGTCTTCGGTGACATCTTTTAAGCAACGTAAGGCGCAGTCCATATCAGTAAAATGCTGAGCATCAGTGATGCAGGAGACGACATAATACGTGGTGACTTTTGGCCCATCAGCGCGTCGTTTAAGCTCTCTTTCGATATCGTTTTTCAGATCAACCAGTTCATGATCATTGAGTTTGTCGATGTTGATCATTGGGCTGACTCCTCGCATTTGTGACTTTCTGGATCATCGGCTTTGAAATAACCGCCGCAGATTTTGCAGGGTATCGTCGGCACTTCGTCGTAATTTGAGGTTCCCGTAATCATGACTGCACTCCTTTGCGAATTTGGTCCGCCCATTCTTCAATCGATTTCTCCGCGTATTCACCTGACAAACCGTCATCCGTGGGTAGTGGGTTATTGGCTAAATCCTCTTTCGCTGACAAAATCATGCGTGTCACGTCGAGAACTTCTGATACAGATTTATCGAGGAATCCGTGATTGAATGCGGCAGCGAGGCGACTGGCGGCATAGTTGATGCCCTCGTTACGAGCACTTTCCAGCACTTCAGCCAGCGCCGCGTATTTAGCCTCAAGTTCCGCATAATCACTATGACGCACCATATCAGTACAGAATGATTCTCCTGTTATTGGTGGTGATAACTGGTCACTGACAATCGTGTATATTTTCACTTCTTTCATTTCTTCCCACTCCGCAACATTGCATTCAGATATTTGTTTTCATTCACTGATGGAAAACTTTTTCTCGCCAGCATTTCTTCGCGTGGAATATCGTTGATGGGCTTGAAGCGGTGTCGAATAATCATTTCCGATGGAAGGATGCCGGGGTCGTAGGACAAACCTCTCATGATGAATTCCTCAGTTATTGCTGATAGCGCCGTAACGCGAACGGTAATAACGAAGGCGCGGGTCTGTTTCAATGATTTTGGTGTAAGTGGCTTTGCGGAATGGTCGGATGGATGTCTGGTAAATTCGTTCGCGCTCTTCTTTCTCTGCAAGCCATATACAGTGGCGAAATTCCTTTTCCTCTTTCGTTTCCTGCGGTAGCGACATTATCAGGTCGTAGTTCTTTCTGAATTTTTCCAGCACCTCCGATACGGAATTGCCGGAACAGCGGCGCGGGTCATCCGCACCATATAGAGGCGCTGGCATAATTTACTCCAGGGTAGGTTATCCGAATAATGTGGTACGTATAGGGTTATTTCTTTCGTAAACGTGATAGCCTGCTTTTTACCGACTCTTCACTTCGCCCGAGAATTTTTGCTACATTTCTTTGTGTATAGCCTGATGAGATAAGCGTCTGCATTCTTTTGTCTTCGTCGTCGCTCCATCTTGGCTTAACGAATGCCGTTTTTAATGACAGTTTTTTTGCTATGTAATAAAACTGATTTATGTTTAGGCCCAGATGTTCTGCTGCACGGCAAGCTACCATGCGACCGCAAACTGACTCCATCTCCGCTGGAGTTATGTTTAATCTTCTCATTAAGCCACCTGTTTAAGCTCATTTATTCTGATATTCATTACCTGAACGCATTTTGTCTGCGCATCATCGTGACCATCCAATAATTGCCAGTCATGCTGGTATCTCTCAATTAGTTTTTTCTTGTCCGTTTCTGTTGCTGCATAATCGCTGAAGTCTTTCAGGATTTGTTCGCAGTCAACCGATGGAGATTTCTGGTTGGTATTTTCTGGTGATGGTTGATTGCATGATGCTGGCATGGCCCAGTCCGGCAGCGATGGAGGGAGCCAGTAAAATCCTGTTCCATCCTTCAGTTTGGCCCTGTGCCATCCTTGTTTCTTATCACTGGATATCTGCGCAAAATCTTCCTCAAGGTTATACAGATACCGACCAATTCCCCACTGAACGGCAGCACGCTTCATTGCGCCGGAACGACCGCCTTTGACGGCTTCTACCTGTGTGTTTTCAGCAGCATCCCATTTGGTTACCCATTCGGAATCAATTTTGATTGATATGCCGCATTCAACGCCGCCGTTATTGGGAATATCACGATACTCGTTGCGCCATCCTGCTTTGCCGCAAACATCGTCCAGGCGTTTCATGATTGCTCTGTTCGTGACATAAGCAAGCACCATAGCCCACACCATCCCATCGCGTGTTTTTCCGCTTCGCTGTATTCTCCACTCGATATCTTCAGGATTGAATGGGGCGTCGAATTTATTCAAATCCATAATTCACCTCAGAATGGTAATTCGGAAGGATTAGCCAGAAATTCACCTTTGTTTATTCGCTCGTTTTTGGCTAATGAAAGGCAATTTCGTTTCATCGATTTATTACCTGACTTGCGCCAGTACATTGCCTCTGTCAGGTGATACTGACGTTTTAACCTGCTCAACTCCGGTGTCCTTGCTAAATCCACTGGTATCATTTCCTTTCTCCTGTTCTTTGTGCTGACTAAGCATTTCGTTCATCAGGCGAATGAAAGTTTCGTCTGACCATGTATCCGCAATGCTCATTGCTTAACGACCTTAATCAGTTGAGTTACCTCAATGATGTCCTCGCATAAATCCGAGTACTGAAATGGGCCGCAGTTGTGAGAATTAGTGCGGCGGGCGAAAGCCATTCTTCTAAGCTCTTTCAGGGCTTCTTCCAGTTCTTCGTAAGTTGGTTTTTTCATGGCTGTACCTTTTGATTCAGAAACTCAACAAGACGATCCAGCAAGCTCTTAACGCGAGGTTGTTTAAAGTCTGCTCCGGTTAAAATATTTTTTCGTGAATGCTGCACCGATAAAATCGGGTTGAAAGGGCGAACCGATGCCGCCCCTGCAATAGCGAACTGTTGCATAGGATGCTCCTTCTATTTGGTTGCATAACGAAAACGCCTCGAATGAAGCGTTGTTGGTATGCGAAAAAAGCCGCCCTGACTGCGAGCGGCAAATAACATCAAGGGATGATTTTTCGATTAACCAGAACGAGTCGTCGTCCTCGTTTGGTTACGAGCGATATTGCTCACATAGCAGACTGTGCAATCTGCTATAGGTGCATCACTCACACTCTACAAACTCACCATCTTCATTCAGTTGATACCATGTATTCGGCATAATACCGTTCTCGCCAACTTTGCTTGCGCGGATGTGAATCAGTTCGCCATCTTCATCGCGATAACAGAGGACGATTGCACCACCTTCTGATGCGCGAGCTTTTCCTTCAATGCCGAACGCCGCTGCTACGGATTGTGATCCAGAAACTTCTGCCGCTGACCGGTTGCCAGTGTTAGTTGCCGCTGACCGGTTGCCAGTGTTAGTTGCCGCTGACAGGTTGCCAGTGTTAGTTGCAGCTGACCAGTCGCCAGTGTTAGTTGCAGCTGACCAGTCGCCAGTGTTAGTTGCAGCTGACCAGTCGCCAGTGTTAGTTGCCGCTGACCGGTTGCCAGTGTTAGTTGCCGCTGACCGGTTGCCAGTGTTAGTTGCCGCTGAACAGTTGCCACACATGATCTGCTGCTCAAGAGACTTATCTATCTTGCTCCAAATCCATTCGATACCACGTTGAATGAACTGAGGAAGCGTTAACTCTGCCTTAATCGTTATGCTGGCGCTGGCGATTTTGGTGTCACCATCTTCTTTGCGGTCAGTAATACCGAAGGAGATGGTTTCTGCAAAGCGGCTGTCTGCAGGAGAGTAATAACTGAAAACATCGAAAGGACATTCACAGGCGTGGAATCCAGAACCGCAAGCCTCCACTTTTCCATCGTGATGGAAGGTCTTGCCAATTTCAAACTGAAAGTCACGGCACTTTAGTTCTTTGTTAAATCCCTTGAATGTCACAATTTCTTTGGTCATGTTGTTATTCCTTAAATTTTGGCAATAAAAAAGGCCGCATTGCGACCTGATTAGATATTTGAAGTGAGATAAAAGAAGGCCGACTATGCGTTGTCGGCGAACTCCGCTGGTAATTCATCAACTATCTGGTGACTGATAATTAGATAATTTCCATCCTTCAACTTATAAGCATATTTTTGTTTTTTAATCATCAGATGTTCAGCTACTGCCTTGACCGCTTGCTCAGTAACATCCTCCTTTTTTCCCACCCACATTCCATTTTCAGTATTCAAGGTTCCCTGAAAAATATTGCCTGTTAATGGGCTGGCCCCCATAGTTTTAATTTTCATCAATCACCTCAAATAAGCGGCTTACTGCTCAGCCTCATGCGCTGAACGGCGTGGATTTTATTCCCGAGCGGGTTAACGTCCCGGTAGTAAATGCGGTTCTTCTTAACCGCTGTTACTTCAACTTTCTTCTGACGCGTTCCGGCAAGCAAAATGGCTTTGGTAACGCGGTCAATTCTTTTGGCTTTAACTTCCTGAGAAGTATCAGGAGCATCGCAGCCAAAAATTGAATCGATGATATTGCAGATGGTGTCGCGCTCCATTGCGAACTTCCTGCGCCGCTCATGACGGCGAGTTTTAGCATTGCCTGCAAACGTTGACTTCCCGTAGGTGATAACCGTCATGATGTTTTCCTCATGTGAAATGGCTTTGGTGGTGTGACCAGGCTTGAACTGGTGACGCGATTCCACGGCTGGGCCCACGAATCCGCTCTACCTGCTGAGCTACACACCGCCAAACCCATCTCGTTTGGTATTTGTTCGCGCTTTGTCAGCGCATCATCGAAGTTAAAGAGCGTTGCCTTTCCGTTTGGCTACCAGCGTCCTGCTGATGGCTAAACAATAGCATTGAGTATTATCCATATCAATACGTTTTGCTATTAATTAGTGGTTTTTGTTATTATGTTGTTGATAGCAAAATGAATTTATTTTTATAAATCCTCTATGCCATACTGTTCTGAACAAAAAACGAGCGAGGAATCAGTGTGAAAAGTGAGGAAGAGTTCTTTGCGGAGCTTCACCCGCAGGTGGTTGAGGTTCTCGGTACAGCGCTGATGCAGGTACTGGTAGAGCAGCGCGAACCTTCGCGTGAAGCTTTGATAGAAATGATTCAGGTACTGTGGCAGGAAGAGGATGTGGACTTGGCTGTAGAACTGGCTATTAATGTTCTGACGCTGCCGAAAGAGTAGGGCAAAGAAAACCCGGCGCGGTGGCCGGGTTGGGTTAGTTAAGCCTGATACGCCATCTTGTACGCTTCAAAAGCATCCTTATGACGAACGGTTCCTGCTTGGCTTTCTGGCAGATCGGCCAGAATAGAATCGTCGTTGCACATTGGAATGCCCTTAGCCTTTAGCTCCATTGCGAGCTCGAATGCGCATCCTGGGCATTTGTGGCGTCCGGTATTTCCTTGGTTTTCTGGGAGAGAAGTAAAGCGAGGGTCATAGCGATGGTCTTTCTTACAGATATGCTTCATTCTGATACCTTCTAAAAAAGATGGCATCGAATGCTTTACAGGGGAAAACGCTTGAGGTAATCTCCCCAATCGAGATCTCAAGAAAACATTCTAGCCAGTGTTTTTGTGGGCCCAGAAGGCGGCAACCTTCTGGGCCTTTCCATTGTTGGCGAACAGAAAACGATCGCACAACAGCGGGATCCTACCCAGGATAAATAAAAACTTCAACAAATTGATCGGCTTATAGCTGAGTTTTTTTACACCTGTAATTCCATCCAATAAAAAAGGCCGCATTTCTGCGACCTGTTTCACACAATTACTATCACCCAAACATCCCTTCGGTCCATCATCACCCGAATATCTCATCAGGCCATTGGCTGGCTAACCGTGCTTCCTATAGGTCTGCGGCATGCTTCCAATTACCTTTCCAAAGACAAAAACCCTATTCATTTCATCTCTTTCAATTGGGTCCCAAGCTGAATAACTCTTATTATCAGATATGACCAATAGTTTATCTTTCATCTTCTGGAGCCGCTTAACATGTGCAGTATCGTCATAGAGGAAGGCGTATATCCCATCCCCATCGAAGTTTTTGATGCTTACGTCTACAAACAACAGATCTCCTGGTTCAATAGTTCCTGACATGCTATCTCCGCGCACATTTATGATGCGGATATTTTCAGCCTTTCTACCATCGAACATGTGTCTGGCATCGTCCTGCGAATACTCAACCGAGCGGAGTATTTCCACGAATTCTCGATTGATAACGCCAGGACCCGCGCTAACTTCAAGATCTAGGATATCGATTTTAAATGTGTTTGAAGATGGAGATGCGTTTATCGGAGTAGTTCCATCTTTTTTCATAGGACCAATTCCGGTAGACAACCATTCCGAATTAACACCTAACGCGTTTGCTATTTCAACAATCTTTGTTGACCCACGAGCGTTTCCACTTGTCAAACGCCAGATCGTTGGCTGAGCAACGCCTGACGCTTTAGCAAGAGCACCTTGAGACATACCAGCCAGTTCCATTGCCTTGTTGAGACGGTCAGAGAGAGTTTCTTTTTTCATAATATTCAATTTATACGCTTGCGTATTAATGGTCAAAACACGTTTTGCTATTGCTTTGATTAATACTCATTGCTATTATTTGTTGTGTGTTATACGAAAGGGAATAAGCAATGACTAACAAAGCAATACAAAAAGCTGTTGCCATTGCAGGAAGCCAGCAAAAACTCGCCTCTTTGTGTGGAGTTAAGCAGCCAACTGTATGGCGTTGGTTACATGGTGGCGGCATTGACGCTAAGTATGTGGCAGCAATCGTAAAAGCTACAGGAGGAAGAATTAAAGCCAGAGAACTTCGTCCTGATTTAGCCGACTTACTGGCAGCAAGTTAAGTATCAACGCTCTTTACCAATCTGAACCGCCGACAACGCGGTAAATCTATTAAACGGATTTGCGTGTATTTGCGAATCCAACTCTATCTAATTTCTAAGGAATATTTTGAATGAACGTAGTTGCAACTAAAAGCAAGAAGGCGGCTCGCATCGAGTCCACCTTACTCAACAAGTTAGCCATGATGGGTCAGAAGACATTCGCTAAAGCTATGGGTGTTCCTGAATACCAGGTAAGCCGATGGAAGAACGGTTTCTTCTCTCAGGTCAGCATGATGCTTGCGGTTCTGGAGTATGGAATCGAAGACGAGGAAATGGCAGAGCTCACCAGGCGGCTTGCTACCTACCTGACAAAAGAAAAAGCCCCGAAGAACGGCGAATTCTTCGAGGCCTGATGTAGAAAGACTGGATCAATCCACAGGAGTAATTATGCCAAAACAACTCAGTCCTGACCAGGACAAATTACACAAAAACATACTACGTGATCGGTTCTTATCCAGCTTCAAACAGCCTGGTCGATTTCGGGCTGAGTTGGAGAAAGTGAAGCTAATACTGAAGAGGAAAGGTCATGAGTAATCTTGCAACAGTTACACCGATAAAACCTCATCTGGAGGTTGTGGAGCATCGCGTGGCAGAACTCGACGATGGCTACACCCGGACTGCAAATACACTGCTGGAAGCTGTCATGCTTTCTGGGCTTACTCAACATCAGCTACTGATTGTTATGGCTGTGTGGCGCAAGACATACGGTTATAACAAAAAAATAGATTGGATCGGAAATGAACAGTTCGCTGAACTCACTGGCATGGCGCCAACCAAATGTTCTACCGCCAAAAACGAGCTTATCAGAATGGGGGTTCTCACTCAGGTGGGGCGTCAGGTTGGTATGAATAAAAATATTTCCGAGTGGAAGACGAAGGTTAACGGATTCGGTAAAACATTTACCAGATCGGTAAAACTAACCTTCACCAAATCGGTAAAAACCAATTTACCGAATCAGTCAAACACAAAAGACAATATACAAAAGACAATAAATACAAATACCCCCTTACCCCCTAACGGGGGCGGCAATGGGCAGGTTAAACCTGAACGTCGCAAGGCAGAACGAATCGACTATGAATCCTTCCTGAACGCCTACAACACCGAAGTTGGTGACAGACTTCCACATGCTGTTTCTGTCAACGAGAAACGGAAACGCCGCCTGAAGAAAATCATCCCGCAACTGAAAACGCCAAACGTGGACGGTTTCAGGGCGTATGTCAGGGCGTTTGTGCATCAGGCCAAGCCGTTTTACTTCGGAGACAACGACACAGGCTGGACGGCTGATTTTGATTACCTGCTGAGGGAAGATTCGTTAACGGGAGTTCGGGAAGGGAAGTTTGCAGACAGGGGGATTGCATGAGACAGGATATCGAAGCGAGCGTTATCGGTGGCTTGCTGATTGGTGGATTAACACCAACCGCGAGTGACGTTCTGGCAACTCTGGAGCCTGAAGCATTCTCAATTCCGATTTACCGGAAAGCTTTTGAAGTTATTCGAAAGCAGGCAAGAAACAGGAACCTGATTGATGGACTGATGGTGGCCGAGGAGTGCGGGGATGAATACGCAACGGCGGTGATGATGACTGCGCGGTCATGTCCCAGCGCTGCAAACCTGAAAGGTTATGCCGGAATGGTTGCAGACAGTTATCAACGGCGTCAGGTTTTACAGCTACTGGATGAGATGCGAGAGCCAATCAGTAACGGCACGCTGGATGCTTCAGGTAGAGCGATGGACGATCTAGTTAAGCGCCTTTCAGCCATCAGAAAGCCACGTGACGAGGTTAAACCTGTGCGACTGGGGGAAATTATCAGTGATTACACTGACACGCTTGACAGGCGTCTGAGGAACGGAGAAGAGTCTGATACCCTGAAGACCGGAATCGAAGAGCTTGATGCTATCACCGGAGGGATGAACGCAGAAGACCTTGTGATTATTGCTGCTCGTCCAGGTATGGGTAAAACCGAACTGGCGCTGAAGATAGCCGAAGGCGTGGCAAGTCGTGTTATTCCTGGTTCTGGCGTCCGGCGCGGTGTGTTGATTTTCTCGATGGAAATGAGCGCCATTCAGGTTGTTGAGAGAGGGATTGCCGGCGCAGGAATGATGTCGGTCAGTGTGCTGCGTAACCCGTCACGAATGGACGATGAAGGATGGGCGAGAGTTGCAAGCGGGATGAAGTTGCTGGCAGATCTGGATGTGTGGGTAGTTGACGCATCGCGTTTGTCTGTCGAAGAAATCAGGTCCATTTCCGAACGCCACAAGCAGGAGCATCCTAATCTGTCACTGATTATGGCTGACTATCTCGGGCTAATTGAGAAACCAAAAGCGGAACGTAATGACCTCGCCATAGCACATATCTCCGGTAGCCTGAAAGCGATGGCGAAAGACCTGAAAACTCCAGTTATCTCCCTAAGCCAGCTTTCACGCGATGTTGAGAAGCGGCCAAACAAGCGCCCGACAAACGCAGATTTGCGTGATTCAGGAAGCATTGAACAGGATGCAGACTCAATCATCATGCTTTACCGTGAAGCGGTATACGACGAGAACAGTAGCGCCGCACCATTTGCTGAAATCATTGTGACGAAAAACCGTTTTGGCTCGCTTGGTACGGTTTACCAGCGGTTCTGCAACGGACACTTTGTTGCATGTGACCAGGATGAAGCCAGACAGATTTGCACAGCATCAAATGCACCTGCTGGACGCAGAAAGCGATATGCACAAGGGGCTGACGTATGACTATTTACATCACTGAGTTGGTAACAGGCCTGCTGGTAATCGCAGGCCTTTTTATTTGGGGGAGAGGGAAGTCATGAATCTGGACGAGCAAGATGCACAAACTATTAGCTCATACATAAGGGCATCAAGACCAGATTACAAAGGTCCGGTGTTCGTAGATTTATCTCGCCTTGAAGAGATTTACATGTGGGAAGCAAGGCTACTTACGCATCTTTTTATTCGCAAGATGACTATCAACATTACAAAACCAATGTAACTGAAGAGGTGAATATGAGCACACTCGCAGACCTTATTCATGCCGATATGTCGGAAGATGGAGCAAGGCGTAATAGGTACTGGAAATCATCAAACCTTCCAGTTTGTGAAAGATTCAACCACAGGCCAAAACCAAAACGTAGCCGGCGAGACAAAGTGTTGAAAAAACTCATGCAAATTAACATGGCTGGTTTTGTCAGATTCGTGAGTGAAACGACTAACGGGGATTGATATGGACGAATCAAGAAAGCAGTTTTTGGAGTGGTTTGGTGAAGAGTTCGAGTCTATTAACAACAGCGAAGAACTTCACGTTCAGGCCATCAAGATGATTGCCTGGCAGTCATGGGTTAAGTCTCGCGCAGCTATCGAAATAAAGCTCGATGACAAAGTGATGGTTGAGGATGAATTCGACGCAGGACACAACTGTGCAATCGACTACTGCGCTGAGTCTATCCGAGCCGCTGGAATCAAAGTGAAGGGGTGAGTATGAGCGAGATAAAGCCGTGTCCATTTTGTGGATGCAAGGCCGATTGGGTTAATCAGCAATTCAAAGAATTTAACTTCGGCGGTCATCAAATCGCCTGCATTAACCCGGCTTGCCAGGCAAGTGGGCGATATTCAGGTCAGCAAGAGAAAGCACTTAAAGCATGGAACCAGAGGGTAAACCATGAAGCAAACATACCTGCTTCGCAACGAAGCAATCAGAAATAACGCCATAGACGCCATTCTCTCACTACCCATCGACGACAAGTCACCCCACGAAGTCCACGTCAAGGAACCTAAGCGAACCAAAGCGCAGAACGACCGTATGTGGCCGATGCTTCAGGACGTCTCCCGTCAGGTGCTATGGCATGGTCAACGGCTGTCTCCGGAAGACTGGAAAGACGTCTTCACCGCGCTGTGGCTCAAGACTAAAAAGCTGAAGCAAAGAAGCGTACCCGGCATCGACGGCGGCGTTGTTCTTCTTGGGGTACGTACCAGCAAGATGAGGAAGGCAAGCATGACAGAGCTTATCGAAATTATGTTCTGGTTCGGCTCAGAACGTAACGTGAGATGGAGTGATGATTCCCGGCGAGAGTACGAGTGGTCAAAACGAACAGGGAGAGTTGCATGAAACACTGCTACCGCTGCGGAGAAAGCAAAGACGATTATCGATTCCGGCCAAATCAACCTTATTGGCACCAATGGTGTATCAGATGTGAGCGGTCGCCAGTAGGTAATTTCCCGCTGCCAGAGACGAAGGAGGACGTATGGCACGACAGCGACGAAGTATCACCGACATAATCTGCGAAAACTGCAAATACCTTCCAACGAAACGCTCCAGAAATAAACGCAAGCCAATCCCAAAAGAATCTGACGTAAAAACATTCAATTACACGGCTCACCTGTGGGATATCCGGTGGCTTAGAGAACGCGCGAGGAAAACAAGGTGATTGACCCGAATCGAAGTTACGAACAAGAAAGCGTCGAGCGAGCTTTAACGTGCGCTAACTGCGGTCAGAAGCTGCATATGCTGGAAGTTCATGTGTGTGAAGCGTGCTGCGCAGAACTGATGAGCGATCCGAATAGCTCAATGTTCGAGGAAGAAGACGATGAGTGATTTCTCTGAGCTTATTTCCTTCAAAAAAGACAGAGAAGAAATGCGGACTGAATCTGTCTATTACGTTCAACACCGGAATAAACGCTCTGTGCTTGATCAGGAGCTGGTTATTACCGGAGACCTGGCATTCAGAACATATAAGGCCAGCATGGAAATGAAGGATTTCCCTAAATGTGGTTCTGAAAGAGAAGCCGCGTTAAAGCTGGCAGAGTGGATGCAGAGAATGGCTGCTGCAATTGAGAATTACTGGAGCGAACCATAATGGCTAAACCAGCGCGAAGACGATGTAAAAACGAAGAATGTCGGGAATGGTTTCACCCTGCATTCGCTAATCAGTGGTGGTGCTCTCCTGAGTGTGGAACCAAGATAGCACTCGAACGACGAAGTAAAGAACGCGAAAAAGCGGAAAAAGCAGCAGAGAAGAAACGACGACGAGAGGAGCAGAAACAGAAAGATAAACTTAAGATTCGAAAACTCGCCTTAAAGCCCCGCAGTTACTGGATTAAACAAGCCCAACAAGCCGTAAACGCCTTCATCAGAGAAAGAGACCGCGACTTACCATGTATCTCGTGCGGAACGTTCACGTCTGCTCAGTGGGATGCCGGACATTACCGGACAACTGCTGCGTCACCTCAACTCCGATTTGATGAACGCAATATTCACAAGCAATGCGTGGTGTGCAACCAGCATAAAAGCGGAAATCTCGTTCCGTATCGCGTCGAGCTTATTAACCGTGTCGGTCAGGCCGCGGTAGACGAAATCGAATCAAACCATAACCGCCATCGCTGGACTATCGAAGAATGCAAAGCGATTAAGGCGGAGTATCAGCAGAAACTTAAAGACCTGCGTGACAGCAGAAGAGAGGCAGCATGAGCAAAATCAAATACCCAATGACCACTGCGGCAATTTTCAATGATGTTGTCTATCCGCTGCATTTCGACAATGCCGGCAAGGTTAGGCAAGAAATGGAAGGCGCTGTTAACTGGTTCTGCAGGTGGTGCAACGAAGAGAAAGACGCTGTGAAAGTGAGATTGTTGGTCAGTTGCTGGGGTCAATATCTGATTTATGAGCAGGTTATCCGGGAGGCAGCATGACGCCATCTATCAAAACCATCCCAGAGTTGCTCATTGAGACATATGGAAACCAGACAGAAGTAGCACGGCGCTTATCGTGCCACCGCAACACAGTCAGGCGTTATCTGTACGACAAAGAAGCCAGGTATCACGCCATCGTTAACGGCGTTTTAATGATTCATCAGGGCGGGAGAGGTATTTATGACCGTAACCAGCATTAACCAGGCGAAACAGCAGCGTGAACGTGACGAAGCTGAATTGCGCAGCGTCAGAGAGATGACGGAGCAACACCAGAAGGCAATGAATTATCTGCATGATCGAGAGCGCGAACTGGTGAACCGGCTTGGATTGAACAAGCCGTCGGGAGGCAATGCTGCATGAGTATACGAGAATTGAACCTCACTAAAGAGCAGCATGACTGGCTTAATGGGTGGCTTGAGCTATGGGGAGCATGGGTTTATTCAGGAAGACTCGAAAAACGCATGAGCAGCGTTATAGCGCAGTTCATGGAGAGCGTAGAGCCGGGGAGAGTTATGACAAGACCAATGTGCAATGATGATGATGGAATGTTGATTTCTCAGGTCGTCGATTCCGTCATGTACATTGACAAGAAAGCCTTTGGCATCCTCCTCAGCTACTACGCTCATGGTTCATCCAAGCGAGCAATTGCATCCTACTATCACGCGACTGCAAAGCCACGCAAGATGTGTGGACGTGGTGGCGAGGGATGGAGAAAACCTTCACTGGCAACCTGTAGAAATGAAATTGACGACATCCTGAAAGCGTCATTATTTGTTTTATACCAGCCAATGCAAAAAGCTTTCAAAATGCGTAAACGTGTTGAGAAAGTTAAGCATGTTGCTGTTAAAAGCCTTGACATGCAATTATCCATTTAGCCATAATTAGAAGGTAAGCTGCCGTTAGTGACTCTTAAGTTGCAACGGTGGCTTTTTTTATTTGGGTCAGTCGTATAAAGGTCATTACGGAAGGCTGTTAACCTTCTTATCGTGGTTCGAGTCCACGCTGTCCCGCCAAACATGCTGGTTTAGCTCCAATGGTAGAGCAGTCGCCTTGTAAGCGAATGGGTAGCGGTTCAAGTCCGTTAACCAGCACCATAACTGAGCCGTAGCCACTGGCTATCCTGAACTAATCAGTGATAGTTATGCTGCGGCCTTCTACACATGACCTTCGCGAAAGCGGGTGGCAAGAGGTTGCGATAACAACCTCCTGCCGTTTTGCCCGTGCATATCGGTCACGAACAAATCTGATTACTAAACACAGTAGCCTGGATTTGTTCTATCAGTAATCGACCTTATTCCTAATTCAATAGAGCAAATCCCCTCAATAAAGGGGGTAGAGCATGTACCGTATGGACAAAATCAGAGAATGGTTCAGTTACAGCTTCGGAGGACTGACTGCGATGGGTGGCATTCTCTCCCTGAATGACTGGGCTGTAATCATTGGTATTCTTTGTACTGTCGGCACATTTGGCATCAACTGGTACTACAAACGCAAAGAGCGTGAGGACAGATTGAATGGCAATGTCACCGGCACTACGAAATAGCGTAATAGCGGCGATAAGTGGCGGGGCTATTGCTATAGCATCTGTGTTGATCACAGGTCCGAGTGGTAACGATGGTCTGGAAGGTGTCAGATACAAACCATATAAGGACGTAGTAGGTGTATTAACTGTGTGTTATGGCCACACTGGAAAAGACATTATACCCGGTAAAACGTATACCGAGGCAGAATGCAAAGCCCTCCTGAATAAAGACCTCGCTACTGTCGCCAGACAAATTAACCCGTACATCAAAGTCGATATACCGGAAACAACGCGAGGCGCCATTTACTCGTTCGTCTACAACGTGGGCGCAGGTAATTTCAGAACATCGACGCTTCTTCGCAAAATAAATCAGGGTGATATCAAAGGCGCATGTGATCAGCTACGTCGCTGGACATACGCTGGCGGTAAGCAATGGAAAGGGCTGATGACTCGCCGTGAGATTGAGCGTGAAGTCTGTTTGTGGGGGAAGCAATGAGCATGATTTGCTTTTTCATGGCAGCGTTGCTCGCATTTAATGGCAACGATGCGTGGCCGTGGTTTCTGGCCGTTGGGGTGTTGATGTCATGAGTCGGTTAACCGCAATCATCTGCGCTGTGGTTATTTGCCTGCTGGTTTCAATGGGGTGGGCTGTTAATCATTACCGTGATAACGCCATGACTTACAAAGATCAGCTCGACAAAGCCGCATCCATTATCGCTGACATGCAGAAGCGTCAACGTGATGTAGCAGAACTCGACGCCAGATACACAAAGGAGCTTGCTGATGCTAACGCGACTATCGAAAGTCTCCGCGCTGATGTTTCTGCTGGTCGTAAGCGCCTGCAAGTCTCCGCCACCTGTCCAAAGTCAACGTCCGGAGCCAGCGGCATGGGCAATGGAGAAAGCCCAAGACTTACAGCAGATGCTGAACTCAATTATTACCGTCTCAGAAGTGGAATCGACAAAATGACCGCGCAGGTTAACTACCTGCAGGAGTATGTCAGGACTCAGTGCCTGAAATGATTCGTCAACCAATAAACAGAACAGCCTGACTTCGGTCAGGCTTTTTTATACCCAAATTTCACCGCGCATTCTCGTGCGCATATCAACCAAGAGCCTTTCGGGGTAGAGCTTGAGATAGGGTAGTGGTAACGCTGACCGCTCTTGGGCTGCCCGTATCTACGAGAACAGGCTCAACCACCAAAAGGTATCAGCGAAATGAAATCATTAACCCTCTTCAATCAACCAATCCGTGTCGGGGAAGACGGCATGATCTGCCTCACCGATATGTGGAAAGACAGTGGCAAAAGTGATGCTGAATCTCCGTACCACTATCTGCGAAACAAGCAGACCAAGGAGTTCCTGGCCGAATTGAAGAAAAACCACGAATCTGTGGTTTTAACGACGCGCGGCGTACACGGCGGAACCTATGGCGGGAAATTTGTTGCTTACGATTATGCGGCCTGGTTAAACCCCGGGTTCAAGTACGCGGCCTATAAAGTCCTCGATGACTACTTCACCGGGGAGCTTCATCATCGCAACAGCTTAAGTGCGCAGCTCAACATGAAATGTCATGAGTTTGACCAGAAGAAAGACATGGCGAGCTTCTGCGGACAAGGCCTCGCGGCATAGCGCTACACGAAACCTGGTTTGATCGCTGAGATTAACACCCTGGCTAACCAGCTGCAGATTACGATCCCCGGGCTGCCAGGATGAGTAATCGCGTCATTGAATGCGCCTCCAGAGCGGGGCGCGACTTCTCAGAGTTCATGAAAGGCGAGAAGGGCATGATGGAAGCGTTGGCCTCGGTGGATTAGTTTGGCGAGCAGCTGCGCCTCAACGGCTGTGTCAATCATCACTTTGTCAGCTACATGATGCGGAACTCGATCATGCAGGCATTCATGGACATGGCAAAAGCCGAGAAGAAAGAAGATCGCCGGCGTAAGCGAGCGGAAGCAAAAGCGAAGTAGCCATTACAAAGCCCATCAACGGGTGGGCTTGATAATGAAACCGGAATTTATTCTGGGCAACCAGTTACGGCAGTACCGCGAAACAACCCAAGCCAGTAAGTGGGGAAATAACACTGGCTGCCACTGAAAGATGAACCTCCTGCCTTATGGCAAAAAAGATTCTTTGTGGTGGCGGACTGATGGAAAGACATCGGTTATTGCAGAGGCCATTTAATGAGTGGCCTCGATAATGGCTTATACCATCGACTGGATATTATTCGTTTTATCCCGTCTATGTGGGGGGGGATAAAAAAGCCGCTTACTTAGCGGCTTGACGTTTGAAGAATGATTATTGTTGCGTGCCCAGTAGGGCTGCAACCTTCTCATTCAGTTTGGCTATGTAACCATCTGAAACTTTATTATCAATCTCGCCGCTATCCGCCTGAGCAATGCTGTTGAGATACATATCACCTAGCTTAGCATCCTTACCCATTAAGCCATTTAAAGAGGTTGATAAAACCGCAATAGCAACACGAGATGCGTGTGCATCCAATTGCATCTTCTCGATAATATCTTCAAGGTGGGCAATTTTTTGCTCTATATCTGACATGTCCACTCCTTTGCATAAAGTTTCTTGTGGTTGAAAAGTGGCACTCACCGACAAGCAAGAAATGTTCTGTCATGAGTACCTCATCGATTTAAACGCCACGCAAGCGGCGATTTGGGCGGAGATATCTAAGATTGCTATCACACTGCCCAAGAAAAAATGTCAAAACCTTACGTCCAGCCAAGGATTATTGTTCTGTAAACTTAAAGCAATGATCTGGTTGGTATAAATGTGACACATGTCATGAATCGACTAGTTGAGATAGTCCAGATGGGCGTGCTCGGCATCATCACTACAACCGGAGCCAACAATGGCAGAGATTATTCCCATGACTGAAGAACAGAAATTCCAGTTAGAGATTTACAAGCTGGTCATGAACCAGAACGCAGCCGCAGAGGAAGCATTTCAATTCATTGGCACTGACGAGCTGAAGCTTGAGCTATTCAAAATTCACTTCCAGTCAGGCGGAGCAAATTCGGATATCACGACCCGCACTATCGAAGCGGTGCGTAAATCGAGGGAAGCGTTAGACCTGTTCACTGCCGGAGCATAATCATGGCAAATCCAAATTTCACGCCATCATGGCCTCTCTACAAAGATGCTGACGGTGCATATGTGTCTGCTCTTCCGATTAAAGCTATCAAATACGCTAATGACGGAAGTGCAAACGCAGAATTCGACGGCCCGTATGCTGACCAGTACATGTCAGCGCAAACAGTAGCCGTATTCAAGCCGGAGGTTGGCGGATATCTGTTCCGGAGCCAGTACGGCGAGCTGCTCTATATGAGCAAGACAGCATTTGAAGCTAAGTACACTTCCGCAAGCGGTTCAGTAACGAATGCAGAGACTGCGGATAAGTTATCTACTGCTCGCACTATCACACTAACCGGCGCTGTCACAGGTTCAACGTCATTTGATGGTTCGGCTAACGTGACTATCGCAACTACCCAAGGAAGCTAACGAGGAAATGATATGGCGGCTGAAGAGAAGAAAATTGGTCGCCCATCTGATTACACAGAAGAGCTTGCCGAAGTCATCTGCCTAAGACTTGCAGAGGGGGAATCGTTACGCTCTGTCTGTAGGGATGATGGGATGCCATCAAAGCAAGCTGTATTGCGCTGGCTGGCTCGCAATGAGTCATTTCGTGCCCAATACGTGCGAGCGAAAGAAGAAGGCGCAGAAGCCATCGCAGAAGAGCTATTCGATATCGCTGATGACGGAACGAATGACTGGATGGAGAAGTTGGATAAAGATGGCGAAGCCATTGGCTATCAGCTCAATGGTGAGCATGTTCAGCGCTCTAAGCTGCGAATAGATACCAGGAAGTGGTATCTGTCCAAGATAATGCCGAAGAAGTATGGCGATCGCATCCAGCACGAGCAGAAGATAACTATCACCGACCTGTCTGATGAAGAGCTTGACCGCCGATTAATGGAGCTTACAAATGCACAATCTCAGTCGGGAACAGAAGATTGAGTTGGTAAAACTCCTGGAAGAAAAGAAGCGTAGAGAGTTTGTCTATCGCTACCGTGGCTATTACGAAACCCGATACGAATGGCAGCGTAAGTTCATTTCTGCCACAGCAGAATATCGTCAGTGCGCTTTGATTGCTGCTAACCGAGTGGGCAAGACAGATACGGCAACCTACATCGACGCCGTTCACTTGCTTGGTGAATATCCAGATGGCTGGACAGGGCACCGCTTCGACCACGCGCCGCTGATGTGGTGTCTTGGTTACTCTGGTGAGAAGTGTCGTGACTTACTCCAGGCTGCAATCATCGGCAAGAAGGTAAATGGTGAATTTACTGGCGGATTGATACCACCTGAGAGAATTGTCTCTACTGAGCCAATGACAGGTGCGCCAAATGCTGTTCGTTCTGCTTACATCCGCCACAGCAGTGGTGATCTGAGCAAAATACAGTTCTGGTCATACACACAGGGTCAGCACGCACTGATGGGTGATGACATCGACTGGTTTCACATCGATGAAGAACCAGAAGATCCGACCATCTATCCTCAGGTATTAACCCGAACTGCAACCGGTGATCGGGGGAATGGCGGTCGCGGCATTCTGACATTCACCCCAGAAAACGGACGTACAGAGCTGGTAATCCAGTTGCTGGACAAGCCTGCTGATTCGCAGTTCTGCATGAATGTAGGCTGGGACGATGCGCCTCACCTCACCGAAGAAACAAAGAAAAGCCTGCTTGAGTCATTCCCTACTCATCAGAGAGACATGCGTACCAAAGGCATCCCTATGCTTGGACACGGTCGCATATTCGATTTCAGCGAAGACACGATCACTTGTGAACCATTCCCTATACCTAAGCATTACATGGTTATCGACGGTATGGACTTCGGTTGGGATCACCCGCAAAGTCGTGTCCAACTGGCAATCGACATGGAAGCGGAAATCTTCTACGTCACTAAAGCGTGGAAGGCTAGCAAAACTTCTCCAGCAGAGGCATGGGGCGCAACCAAAGCATGGGCTAACAAAGTACCTACGGCATGGCCTCAGGATGGATTGCAGACAGAAAAAGGTAGCGGACTTCAGCAAAAAGAGTACTACAAGGATGCTGGATTCCTAATGCTCCCCGAGCCTGCGCAATGGCCTGATGGCTCTCGCTCGGTAGAGCCAGGGCTTTTCGAGCTCCACGATCTGATGAGTACTGGTCGGTTCAAGGTGTTCGCCGGACTTCGTGACTGGTTCGAGGAGTTCAACTTCTACCATCGTGACGAGCGAGGACGCATTGTTAAGACCAGAGATGACTTACTTGACGCTACACGTTACGCCTACATGATGCGCCGCTTCGCCAAGCGATATGGCGACATCGGGACAATCAAAGAAAAGAAAATCCCCGCACCGATTAGACCAGTACGCAGAGGACGATAATGGCCGACAATAAAAACAGGCTGGAGAGCATCCTGTCGCGCTTTGATGCGGACTGGACAGCCAGCGATGAAGCCAGAAGGGAGGCCAAGAATGATCTCTTCTTCTCCCGCGTATCTCAGTGGGATGACTGGCTATCACAATACACAACCCTGCAGTATCGCGGGCAGTTCGATGTTGTACGTCCAGTGGTGCGCAAGCTCGTTTCTGAGATGCGTCAGAACCCTATTGATGTTCTGTATCGTCCAAAGGATGGAGCAAGTCCTGACGCTGCTGATGTGCTGATGGGCATGTATCGCACCGACATGCGGCACAATACGGCGAAAATTGCTGTCAACATAGCCGTTCGTGAGCAGATTGAAGCAGGCGTGGGTGCGTGGCGTCTGGTCACTGACTACGAAGACCAAAGTCCTACGAGCAACAATCAGGTTATCCGTCGAGAGCCTATCCATAGTGCCTGTTCCCATGTTATATGGGACAGCAACAGCAAGCTGATGGATAAGTCTGACGCCCGTCACTGCACAGTTATCCACTCAATGAGCCAGAATGGTTGGGAGGATTTCGCAGAAAAATACGACCTCGATGCTGATGATATTCCATCATTCCAGAACCCCAACGATTGGGTATTTCCATGGCTGACGCAGGACACAATTCAGATCGCTGAGTTTTACGAAGTGGTCGAGAAGAAAGAGACGGCGTATATCTACCAAGACCCGGTTACGGGTGAGCCGGTAAGCTACTTTAAGCGCGATATTAAAGACGTCATCGACGACCTGGCTGATAGTGGATTTATCAAAATTGCAGAGCGCCAGATTAAGCGTCGCCGGGTATACAAATCGATTATCACCTGCACCGCTGTACTCAAAGACAAGCAGCTCATTGCTGGCGAACATATCCCCATTGTTCCGGTATTCGGCGAGTGGGGCTTCGTTGAAGATAAAGAAGTGTATGAGGGGGTCGTCCGCCTGACAAAAGACGGTCAGCGTCTGCGCAACATGATTATGTCGTTCAACGCCGACATCGTTGCCCGTACTCCGAAGAAGAAGCCGTTCTTCTGGCCTGAACAGATTGCAGGCTTTGAGCATATGTATGACGGTAACGACGATTACCCGTATTACCTGCTCAATCGCACGGATGAGAACAACGGAGAAATGCCAACTCAGCCGCTGGCATATTACGAAAACCCTGAGGTACCGCAAGCCAACGCCTACATGCTGGAAGCAGCCACCGCAGCAGTGAAAGAGGTAGCGACGCTCGGCGTTGATGCAGAAGCAGTAAACGGTGGACAGGTAGCCTACGACACTGTTAACCAGCTAAACATGCGCGCTGACCTTGAGACATACGTGTTTCAGGATAATCTGGCTACCGCTATGCGTCGTGACGGTGAGATTTACCAGTCGATAGTTAATGACATCTACGATGTTCCTCGCAACGTGGTAATCACCCTTGAGGATGGCAGCGAAAAAGAGGTTCAGCTAATGGCTGAGGTTGTTGACCTTGCCACTGGTGAGCGGCAGGTACTGAACGATATCAGGGGGCGCTATGAATGCTACACGGATGTTGGACCATCATTCCAGTCCATGAAGCAGCAAAACCGCGCAGAAATTCTTGAGTTGCTCGGCAAGACGCCACAGGGAACGCCAGAATATCAACTGCTGTTGCTTCAGTACTTCACCCTGCTTGATGGTAAAGGTGTCGAGATGATGCGTGACTATGCCAATAAGCAGCTTATTCAGATGGGCGTTAAGAAGCCGGAAACACCTGAAGAGCAGCAATGGTTTGTCGAAGCGCAGCAGGCCAAACAAGGACAGCAAGACCCGGCAATGGTTCAGGCGCAGGGTGTGCTGTTGCAAGGTCAGGCTGAACTGGCTAAAGCGCAGAATCAGACGCTATCTCTTCAAATCGACGCGGCTAAAGTCGAAGCTCAAAACCAACTTAACGCTGCGAAAATCGCAGAAATATTCAACAATATGGATCTCAATAAACAGTCCGAGTTTAGAGAGTTCCTCAAAACCGTTGCTTCATTCCAGCAGGACCGCAGCGAAGACGCTCGCGCAAATGCTGAGTTACTCCTTAAAGGCAATGAACAGACGCACAAGCAGCGAATGGACATTGCCAATATCCTGCAATCGCAGAGACAAAATCAACCTTCCGGCAGTGTAGCCGAGACACCTCAATAAGAGAGAGTTAATCATGGAACCAACCACCGAAATTCAGGCAACTGAAGACTTAACCCTGTCCGGCGATTATGCAGCGGCATCTGCTGATAGCTTAGTTGTCGATAATGCCAACGACAATGCAGGTCAGGAAGAGGGCTTTGAGATTGTCCTGAAGGACGATGAGACAGCACCAAAACAAGACCCGGCAAAGAACGCAGAATTCGCCCGCCGCCGCATCGAGCGCAAACGACAGCGCGAGCTTGAGCAGCAGATGGAAGCAGTTAAACGCGGAGAATTGCCGGAGAGTTTACGGGTAAACCCTGACCTTCCACCTCAGCCGGATATTAATGCCTATCTGTCAGAAGAAGGCCTGGCCAAATATGACTATGACAACAGCCGTGCGCTTGCCGCTTTCAATGCTGCTAATACCGAATGGCTAATGAAAGCGCAGGACGCCCGCAGCAATGCCGTAGCAGAACAGGGCCGCAAGACTCAGGAGTTTACCCAGCAATCAGCGCAATACGTCGAAGCTGCCCGCAAACACTATGACTCGGCGGAAAAGCTCAATATCCCTGACTATCAGGAGAAAGAAGACGCATTTATGCAACTGGTTCCGCCTGCGGTTGGGGCCGACATTATGCGCCTGTTCCCGGAGAAGTCCGCCGCGCTCATGTATCACCTGGGTGCAAACCCGGAGAAAGCCCGCCAGTTACTGGCGATGGATGGGCAGTCCGCGCTGATTGAACTCACTCGACTATCCGAACGCTTAACTCTCAAGCCTCGCGGTAAACAAATCTCTTCCGCTCCCCCTGCTGACCAGCCGATTACCGGTGATGTCAGCGCAGCAAATAAAGATGCCATTCGTAAACAGATGGATGCAGCTGCGAGCAAGGGAGATGTGGAAACCTACCGCAAGCTAAAGGCAAAACTTAAAGGAATCCGATAATGGCTTTGAACGAAGGTCAAATTGTTACACTGGCGGTGGATGAGATTATTGACACCATCTCCGCAATCACTCCAATGGCGCAGAAAGCCAAGAAATACACCCCGCCTGCTGCTTCTATGCAGCGCTCCAGCAATACTATCTGGATGCCTGTAGAGCAGGAGACCCCCACTCAGGAGGGTTGGGATTTAACTGATAAAGCGACAGGGTTACTGGAGCTTAACGTCGCGGTAAACATGGGAGAGCCAGATAACGACTTCTTCCAGTTACGCGCCGATGATTTGCGTGATGAGACAGCGTATCGTCACCGAATCCAGTCCGCAGCCCGCAAACTGGCTAACAACGTTGAGCTGAAAGTCGCAAACATGGCCGCCGAGATGGGGTCATTGGTTATCACTTCGCCGGACGCTATCGGCACTAACACCGCAGACGCATGGAACTTTGTGGCCGATGCAGAAGAACTGATGTTCTCCCGCGAACTTAACCGCGACATGGGGACATCGTACTTCTTCAACCCACAGGACTACAAAAAGGCGGGTTATGACCTGACTAAGCGCGATATCTTCGGGCGCATTCCTGAAGAAGCGTACCGCGATGGCACTATCCAGCGTCAGGTTGCTGGCTTCGATGATGTCCTGCGCTCTCCGAAACTTCCTGTGCTGACCAAATCTACTGCAACTGGCATCACTGTATCCGGTGCGCAGTCCTTCAAGCCTGTCGCATGGCAACTGGATAACGATGGCAACAAAGTTAACGTTGATAACCGTTTTGCTACCGTCACCCTGTCTGCAACTACCGGCCTGAAACGCGGCGACAAAATTTCGTTTACTGGCGTGAAGTTCCTTGGTCAGATGGCTAAGAACGTACTGGCGCAGGACGCGACTTTCTCCGTAGTTCGCGTTGTTGATGGTACTCACGTTGAAATCACGCCGAAGCCTGTAGCACTGGATGATGTTTCTCTTTCTCCTGAGCAACGCGCCTACGCCAACGTTAACACCTCACTGGCTGATGCAATGGCGGTGAACATCCTGAACGTTAAGGATGCCAGTACCAACGTGTTCTGGGCTGATGACGCCATCCGTATTGTGTCTCAGCCGATTCCGGCCAACCATGAGCTTTTTGCAGGTATGAAAACTACCTCATTCAGCATCCCGGATGTCGGCCTGAACGGTATCTTCGCTACGCAGGGGGATATTTCCACCCTGTCCGGCCTGTGCCGTATTGCGCTGTGGTACGGCGTAAACGCGACACGACCGGAAGCAATCGGTGTTGGCCTGCCTGGTCAGACTGCGTAACTAACAGGGGCTTCGGCCCCTTTCTTATTTGAGGTGACACATGGGTGTAATGCTATATAAGCAGGGTCGTGGAACGAAGGTATGGGGCAAGGACGTTCAGGTTAAAGTTGTCGATGACGGCGACGTAGAAGATCACCTTGCCGATGGTTGGGTTAGGCATCCAAATGAGGTTCCGGAGACTAATGACGAGCCAATCGGTGATTCAGGCGTGGTCAAGAAAGACATGGGTGAAGTATCTGATGGATACCACACCTTTAACGAACTATATGCACATCGAGTGCGCCTGTTTTCAACACTAATGAATGCCTTCCGCGAAAGCGCATGGTGGAGCTTTCAGCATCATGACGGCGAGCAATGGGATGGATGGGTGTTAGCTGGCATCGACACCCCAGAAGGCGCGGTAACATACCACCTCCCAGAGAGTGAAATTGAACATCTGCCTAAAGGCACGGAAATTGAGTTTGGCAAGGAATGGGACGGCCACACGGCAGATGATGTGTTGAATCGTCTGCTAAGCCTGCGACCGAAAGAACCGGCAACCAAAGAACGCAAAAAGCCAGGACCAAAGCCTAAGGCGGAAAGCGATGCAGATAAAGACTAAAGGCGATCTGGTCAGGGCGGCGCTGCGTAAGCTTGGTGTAGCATCAGATGCAACTCTCACTGATATCGAACCTCAGTCTATGCAGGATGCTGTTGACGACCTTGAAGCGATGATGGCTGAGTGGTATCAGGACGGAAAGGGAATCATCACCGGCTATGTATTCTCAGATGATGATAATCCTCCCGCTGAAGGTGATGATCACGGTCTTCGCTCAAGCGCAGTCAGCGCAGTATTCCACAATCTGGCCTGCAGAATTGCTCCGGATTATGCGCTTGAGGCTACCGCCAAAATTATCGCAACCGCTAAATATGGGAAGGAACTTCTCTATAAGCAGACCGCCATCGCCAGAGCCAAAAGAGCTCCTTACCCGTCACGCATGCCAACAGGCAGCGGTAATAGTTTCGCCAATCTGAACGAAT